TTTTTTGCTGCATTTGCTGCCAGGCCTTTGGCTTTGTCTATACTTTTTTTAATTATACCTTCAACTTCTGGGTTTTGTTTCACTGCGTTTCTTATTATAGCATCGGTATAATCTACAGCGCCTGTCTGTTCTCTATATTTTTTAAGTGCGCCTAGTGTCGTGCCTTCTAATAGATCTTTCTTTTTATGAGAAGGAGGAGTAACTTTAAATTTACCTGGTTGATTTCTATAATAATGTTGTAGCCCCGATGGTAACTCTTCTAGCCCTAGTGTTTCTCCAAGATAGTTTTCTTCTAAAAATCCAACATCTTTAGCATATTGATCTAAACCACCCACTGGAGTATTAAAAGGAGTTCCTTCAAGATAATCCCTATATTCACTTTCCTTCATTTGCTCTAGACCTTTTCCCCCACTTAAAACCTGTCCTGTTAAATCTCCTAACTCTATTCCCGCAGTAAGTTCTTCTCTTGTTGGTTTTAGATAAGCAGCACCTTCTCCAATTTGATTTAAATCACTTAAATATTGTTGTCCTTGGTGTCTACGTTGTATTAAATCTAAACCATCAATACCTGAGCTGTTTAATAATTTTTCAAGATCGCCCGTGGACATATCAGCTAATGCTATATTATCATCTATTCTTCCCTTTTCGCCCTGGTACCCTGGTCTTTTATTATCTGCTCTTTTCTTTACGAGCATTCCACTATCGTAATATTGTCTTAAACTTTTATCGATCATCTTCTTCCATCCGCTTGTATGTCCAGTCTAAACGTCCCTAGCTTCCAGTGCTGGGTTGTACTGGTATTGTCTACTTTTAACGATACTGCACGCGCACGTGCCCGTGTATCTATCTTAGTCGTACTGGTCGTCGATGTAAAGGGTCCTAATGAAGAACTTGCTTGTGAATCGGTCGGGTAATTCTTTAAGTTCAACGTGACTCTTGCATCGCCTGTTTGTTGTAAAAAGTCAGGGATTACTCTTCTAATTTTTAACATAAATTCTCCATCACCTGCTAAACCTTTTTGATCTAAGTCGAAGTCTCCAGATTCAATGCTTGCTGCAATGGCACTTCCTGTACCCGCTTTAATTTGATTGGTTCCAGTTTCGTGTTCAAAATAAGTTGTCACACCATCGGTGTTACCAACGGTCGAGTCGCTTGTTGCTGAGGAATCGTATTCTGTTGCGTGTGGTTTTCCAAAAACTTGTGAATCAGACCATGAAGATCTTGATAATGAACTAGTGGTCCAGACGGGTCTTTCTGCAGTCGAGTCCATATAGTTATAAGTGACCGATCGATTGTTCGAAGCGGCACCACTACCTGGATAGAACCAGGTAACTTCACCGAATAGATTATTCAGTCCTGCGTAAATATGGTTTCGCGGAACAGTATTTAAATCATCATAAACATAATCTTCAACAAGGCACGGTAACGATTCTAGTCTACCAGTATATCTAAAGAAACCGTTTTCAGACATCCAGTAGGCTGAACCATCCACTTCGACGGCTGCATTTTTACCAATGAGTCCGCAACCGGTTCCAACCTGTTGAAAAGAAAACACAAAAGGTGCTCCAACAAATCGCATAATAAATAAAGCATGATTCGTCCAGATGTAAATTGCATCACGACCTTTGATCGCTGCAATGATCCGTGTTCCGTCAGCCAGTCTTTGTGTGCCGGCGGTATTGGTTGCCGAAGGTGCGTACGTATTAATATCTTCCTGCTCCGACCAGCGAATATACATATCATCCTGTGTGGATGTTGTTCCAATCGTTGTTTCTGTTCCGAAAAACACTAAGTGCCGATCGGGTGTAGAAACGAGTGTTTGTCTTGTTGCTGTCGGTGCACTAGTTACAAGTGTTGCTCGTGTTGAAGTTGATCCATCGGAATCCCATTCAAAAGTTGCGCCATCGACAATCGTTGCAATAAGTTTATTGCCATAATTATCTAAGTGCCATAAACCAGGAGCAGTAATAATGTCACCTGTTTGAGATGCGCCCCATTTGGTATAGTCGGATGCATCGTAAACTGTTGCTCCGTCCGAGTGAGATGCTGTTGTTGTATTATCCGTTCCTCGTGTTAATCCTGATAAAGTATCTGTTCCTGTAGAATTTGAAGTATAGGCAATACGTTCACTATCTATTAAAACCGTTCCTGTTGCCGGCATAGATCCTGAATCTGCTAGAACAATGCTGCTAGCATCTGAAGCATGAGAACCGTTTAAAGTAGATGTAATTTCTCCAGCAACAGTACCACCCCATAGTCCTAATCCCCATCCAGCTGATGATTCCTCAACGGCAGGTCCGATTGAATAATAATGTTTGACTCTTATGCCTCCGGATGTGGATGCACCTGATCCGCTTTCGTTCGAGCCCATCTCGATCGTAATCGTTGTGGAAGTTGGAACGGTTGCGACTTGAAAAATAACATCGTTGAAATCAGAAGCACCAAAATTAGAACCGGTAATAGTGCTCCAAGTATCACAAAGAATAATATCCCCTTTATTAATACTGTGAGCACTTGCAAACGTGATCGTGACTGTAGCATCGCTTTGTGTTGTTGTAAAAGCACTCGTTAAAGTGTTGGTGCTTTTAATGGGGGTTATATCATAAAAAGCTCCCCCGGAATAGATGTATAAAATTCGATTGGTTCCTAGAGCGGCGTATTTGATTCCACTGGCGTTGACAAAATGATGCAGCGCGGTATTTCGTCCGGTAAGAGTCTGATCTCCTAATTGAGCCCAGCCTCCTATTTTTTCTGGAGTTCCATATCTAAACCTAACATAGTCGCCACCCACCCACTGGCCTTCTCCGCCTGTCGGTGTGACTTGCTTATTGAATCCTGGTGCAATGTTTATCTTCTGAAGCATATAATCCTTATAGTACTAAAAAGCCCGGCTGACAAATGAATATCTGATACTTTTATACTCGCTTCGTAACCAGACATGGTGCAGTCGCTATACCAAGTTCAAGCAACGCCTTTAATCTTTGGTTGCCTACTTCCACTACATATCCTTGCTTGTTCTTTGTAACCTTTAATGGTTTTTCCATGCCATTATTCCTTATAGATTCCTTTATTTCCTCGAATATCTTCTGTTGATCTGGATGTTCATCCCACCATCGTTGAGGTCTTTTGACACCGAATGAAAGTTCCTTAACCGAGAGTTCCATCCTACAATCCATTAAGCCACTTCTTTCTTTTTAGATAATAATAGCCTTTGTTCGGTAGATTATTTTTATCCGTAAAAAGAGGAAAGGCTTCTTCCATTGTTTTAATTTCTCTATGTTCGCTGTTGCCAAGCATATGGAAGAACGGTTCATCTTCATCTTTGACTAATACCAATACTTTCTGCGTTAGTCTTTTAAGTTTATAGAGTGCTATCCATCGTGTCTGACCTGGCTCTATTACCCATTTTCCAGAATTAACGGTTGTCCATTTTCCAAGTTCCTTGCTCCATTTGTCTGAAGTCGGATTGTATCTTCCAAAACTTGGATCGAGTTGACCGTATTTTCTAATGCTTTCAAGAATATCATCGCCATAGTTTGAGTTGGCATCACCGAACTTAGCTTCCATGCTACGTTCGCTTAAATATTCTGGGTGTCGGTTAATACCGCTTAACTGTATTTTCTCTAACGGTAGTGCTGGAAAATAGACTACTCTCATTTAGAAAATTAGATGTCGTGTTCGCTAATAAAAGTATCAACCTCAGTTTCTATTTCTTCAGCAGTTGCTAATCTATCTTCAGGAGAAGCTATTCTATGTCCAATGTTAGTCAGTTTGGTAATCAATGATGCTCTATCCAGAACCACTAAAGTAGATGGAATGTAAGTGCCATCGTTAGCCGCTATGCCAACATATTTATTACCATCTTTAAAAAAGCCTCCATCAACAATAAACGATGGTACACTTATTCTGCCTCTACCACCTTTTACTCGGTGAAATTTATATTCTACAATCATACTCCTCCATTCGATTTTCTTGCCGCTTCGTCTTTGTTTCTTTTATCCATACTTTCTGTATAAGCCTTGTTAATAATTCCATCTCTACCAAAAAGCCTGTTTGTAATCTTGTCTGCATTGTTGACATACTTGTTTCTCATTTCATCAAGGAAGTCTTCAAGATGCGTAGCATCAAGGATTCTTTTTTCTTTGATTAACTGATTAACAAAATTAATATATCCGCTGACTTCTGCGATTGCCATTTGTGCATGAACTCCGTACTGTTGCATGTATTCTAACGTGGCTTCCTTTGCTCTGCTATACTCAACCAGATTCCGATACAGCATTTCAAA